GTGCCGTGAAGCACTATTGACTCAGAGTCTACCTGCAACTTTCTAATGTCTTTCAATACGCTTTCAGCGAATTCCAGCATGGTCGTTTTTCCATGAGAGCAGACGGTATCTAGCCACTGTCTGGGGGCTTGTGCTTAATATATCTTTACGGGTCTATTCCCGTCACGCTTTTTTACTATTCTAGCAGGTTTCTTGGCCTTAATTGAACCACCCTTTGCTGCTTTTTTAGGCTTTGCAGTATTTAAGGCTATTGCGATTGCCTGCTTGCGGGGCTTACCTGCCTGCATCTCTTTTTTTATATTACTGGAGATGGTTTTTTTGCTAGACCCTTTCTTTAAAGGCATGTCTTTTCCTTAGCTATGACCACTGGTTTCTTGCCTTTTTCTGACTAGCCTTATTCAATCCGCCAAAGTGATACAGCTTCTTAGAACTAGCCGACATCTTTGCCCCCGACATCATCGTTCCGTCGGGGTGCTTGTGTGTCGCACCATTGTGCATTTTTCCATCACGAAGATAGTGCTTTACACCCGTTGCCATTATAACTCCTCACTAGCAAAGATAGGTTGGACCACATCCGCGCTTGGCTAGACCACAGCCACGAGACTGAACAGTCTTCATCTTGCCGCTGCTTTTAGCTTTGCTTTTAACTGCTCCGCCTTTAGCCATGCGGTTCATCTGACCCTTTTCGTAATTCTTTTCTCTGTCTATCCGACTATATTCATCACGAGCATTGCGGCCTTCCGCGCCCTTCGCATACGTCTTAGGCGCAATGCGATAGATTTCATCGTCTAGGTTACGCATTACTTTCTTGTCACGAGCCATTGAGCCTCTCATGCCTGTCTCCTAAAGTTTACTGGGTTGGTTAATTCTTTCACGAGCCACGTCTGCACGCAACTGTGCAATCTCTTGTTGAGACTGGATACGTGCCTCATTGCCTTGTGCGTTCTGAGCAATTCTTGCTTGATCTACCTGAACACCCTGCTCCTTTATAGCAATATCAGCTTGGTCTTTAGCAGCTCTCTGCTGAAGCTCTTGTGCTTTAAGTGCTATCACGGGGTCTTCTCCCGCTCCTTCTTCACCAGAAAGCTCGGCCTGTGTGCCTTTCATCTCTATCATGTATTCAGCCACCTTGATGGCAACCATTGCCTCACGCTGCAGGTCAGAGATCATCTTGTCTGGGTCACTGCCGTAGTCTGTGAACAGAACAGCTTCGGTATCCTCTTCCGCTTTCAACTGGATATGCTGCAGAATATGCTTCTGTAGTTCCGAAGCGGCCAATTGATTAGCCTGAATAAGTGGAGAAAGGCCCATCATTAAATGTGATGCAATATGCGCGTCATGCTGCTGACCCGCAAAAGCTTGAAGCGTCTTGCCATCAGCCACTTCGATGTTCTCACTAGCAGGGTCTTTAGGCATCTGGTTAGTTTGCACTTTAAGAATGCCATCAATGTCTCGGACATTCATTGCCTGATACACGCGGTAGTAGGCTTCGTACATATTGTGCATCTGAGGCGCACTTTGAGCCAATTGTAGCTGTGTTTGAGCCAATGTAATGCGCTGTGCAGAGGAGAACACGTTGGGGTCTGCAATAGGCAGAACCGCAATCATGTGGTCAAAATCACACTTTTTAATGCTTCTACTAGCGCCCGGAACGTCATACGGGTACTCATCCGGCAGATACTTACCAAAACCATCCGCCAACATCTCGAATTCTTGTGTTTGAGCGTAATACAGGCGCTTATGAATGGCAGACATCACCATCGAACCCCGTTCAAGCAGGGCCAAAGTTGTTCCTACGGCTGCTTGCTGGTTTCCGTCGCCCACTTGCATGTCTGCAGTGCTTGCTAAACGCTTTCCGGCATCTACAGCGAAGCCCATCAAGGTATATAAGGTCTGAGAAGGCTCTTTATACGGTAAAGGCATTAGTGATGCCGACAATTCAGCGCCACCTGCGTCAATATCCCGCCACTCACCTGGCTGAATAGGCTGATCATCGTCAGCAATCCGTGCGCCCTTAGCCTTAAAGCCTGCAGGAAGGTTGGAAAGCGTGCCTGCGTCAAGAAGTTGACGTAGTGCCATCGTTGCTGTCTTGGATAGACCGCCAATAAGATGCACGAAGCCTAGTCCGTAGGCCCCTGGTCCTTCAACTAGGACATAATGCACAAAAAACTCACGACGTTTCTTTAATTCGTCTTCTTCAAGCCAGTTTCTACGGACTCCTACGACTTTTCCGCTGTCTTCAACAATCGTCACCACATAAGGCAGCTTGATCCCCGTTTCGTTCTCTTCCTCGTCCATGTCTTCAAACCCATAGAGGTTTAAATCCACGCAAAACTCTAGTAAAAAGACTTCTTCTGCTTCCCCGCCTTGAGACACCCCTACGACGCGGTTAATTGCGTCACGTATCTCGTTGCCACCCGAAGGGTCATCCTGTGGCTGGACCTCAATATCGAGATATTCGCCTGCAAAAGCCCTTTTTCTAAACTCATTAGTGTCCATAGCTATCCGCTGCGTAATACGCGGACACTCGGAAATAACGCTAGAACCGTTATAAGGTATATATAGATCATCAGGCAGGACTAAACGGCTGACCATACGGCCTAGCTGCTCGTCATAGTAAACTTTCTTGAAAGTAGAGCCGCCATATCCTGTGTAAAACAACAGTTGGTCGAACTCAGGGGTGTATTCTTTCATCACCGTGGTGATTTGGTAGTTCATGAAGTCTTGAACACGGGAGGCTTGTTGCGTCTTGTCTAGCGTTTCCTTGCCTAGAGTCTGCGTGCGGACAGGGCCGCCTGCTGGCATAAGCTCTTTAAACGCCTGCGCTTGAAATTGGACAATAGATTCAGTAAGCATCGGATGAACCGTGCCAGCCGCACCGCGAAAAGGTCTTGTTCTGTCTTCGATTTTAAGCCCTAAAAGCTCTAAACCGTTGGAATACATCTCCTCCCACTCACCGCGAGAGGACTTGTCTGCTTCAAACAATGCCAATAAATCAGAGGAGATACGACTAAGCTCGCTGTCATCGAGGACTTCTGCTAGGTTGCTGTAAAACTCAACGTCATCATCTTCTGGATTGATCTCGACAACCGCGCCGCCTTCCTCATCAAGAATAATCTCAATATCCGGCTCCATCTCATCATCCATCTCAATGATGTTGGATACCGGAGCTAGATTTACGACCTTGTCTACGGGCATGTTTTTGTCCTATATATGTTTTGTTCTATATCTCTAACTACCGTATACTATCACTGTAACCAATAGAAAGGAGAATACTATGTTTAAAATCACGCATTACTTTGAGTGGCAAGGAGAACCTGCTGTAGTTGGTGAAGTAAGTAGCACTGGCTCAGGTGGTTATTATCTAGTAGATAATAAATGGAAAGTAGCTATGGGAGTTACTATTCTTGAGTTATTTAATGTGGCCGACCAATTAAGCAAGCAAGAATTTGAAAGTATGTTTGGGGTTATTGGAAAAGATACCCCGGCTCTGCCTACTTAGATATAAGTTTGCTCATTGTACACACGTTCTATTGCTCCACCCTTCTTAAAGTGCGTAGGCTGGCCTTTTTTAGGATTCTTTATGGCGTGTTCAGAACTCTCAAGGGGTCGGGTTTTTGAGTTACGGGCAAGAACCAAGGGTCCAATCTGTATTACTTCGTCTGCCGAAGCTAAAGGTTGGCCGGTGGCTTTGTCATAAAAGAAGGAATGCCTATAAGGATTCATTCCTACTTGCACCCAATCTGGATCGGTTAAGTACTCTTCGGCTTGTTTTCTAGCTGCTTCAGGGTCAACATTACGCCATTTTCCGTTCATCCTAGCAAAGGGGGCTTTGTCTTTATTTCCTGTAGCAACGCCATAAGCCGCTTTGGGATTGCTGTTAAAACTAACATTATCCAACACTGCTACTTTTCCATAGCCTAGAGATTTTCCACTAACACCTGTTCCTTCGTGTACAGAAACTACCCATGTGTCATAGTTATTGTAAGCAGGGATATCGAGTCTTGAGCCAACTGGAGTGCCGTCGGCTATCTCTTTATCTAACCCAATAAGCCCCTTATCTACTTTGTTTTTATCCAAAGCAGATGCTATCTCTTCAAAGGAAGATATTTTAGGGACACTGGTAAGAGGCTCAATGGGACGTAATCGTTTTACTTCTTTAGCATAATCAGCAATGGTAATCTTACCGTTGCCTAGCTTTTCTGCAGCTAAAGCTAGTTCAGGAGTTTGCTCTTGTCTAAAATCACCTTTATTGGCTTTACGCCAAGCTTCTCGTTGTGTCTCAGTTACTAGCTTTTTTTGAGCAGTAGGCGTAGTAGGCGTATCTACCAAGTCTTTTTTCGGCTTAATTTGTATGCTATTTACAATGCTAGGGTCCACCCTTTCAGCTACTCCTTGGTAGAGTTCTTTTTGCGCCCTTTGCATGTTTTCAAAACGGCGTATGTGTGTAGTAGGGATTATTGCCCCATAACGCTCTGTCAGCGCCCTCTCTACTTCATATAAACGGTGTCCCGTACTCTCTACGGCTTCTAGCATCTCAGGAGTCGTAATCTGTATTTCCCCTAACAACTTTTCGCCGTTAGCGTCTGTGTACATAACATTCAACTTTCTGTCGAAATAACCGCTAGTCGTATGCTGTTGAACCCCTCTGTCTTGAAGAGGCATAATCTGCGTAATTCTGTCAACTACTTCATCGGCTTCTTGAGCCGTGTTAATCAGTATTCTTGTTCTTATGGGGTCTGTAACTGTGCCAAGTTCATAGCCACGTTTTAATTTGTTCTCCAAACTTTTAACTTGTTTTACCCCAAATGTCTCACTTTTTATTAAACCAAGGTCATCGGTTATGTTTCTTATTGCGGTTTGGAAGCTGGGCTCTATCCTTTCTGCGCGAGCCACCATTTCTGCTGGAGTGGTTACATCTGCTTGATGGTTGTACATGTTCCGAGTGATGGCTTTAAACTCAGCAGGGGTATATTCACTAGCACGAACAGGGCGGCCTATTTCAGGCAACTCAAGCCGTGGCGCATTAACAGCGTCCACTTCATCAAGCATCTTGGCTGATTGAGTAGACGGGGCATCAATCTTCCCTCCCGTATATTCCATTGGAATAAAATCCATTCCACTTTCAACAGGCAGCGAAGTAAACCCCTCGCTTTCGTAGAAGCCCACAAGCCTGTCTAGGTCTGTTGCTTTTTCTAGTGAAGAGGCCGCAAGTTTAATCGGGAGCTGTGGATGTTTTTCTTGGATTTCAACTAGGGCTTCTCGTAAAAGGTTTCTTGCTGCGCCTTGACCCCTTTCAGAAGGGTCCACATATACTTTTTCAATAAGAGCGTACTCAGGTCCGTCAACAACATCGGATAATTGACCAAACTCATCAAAAACTTTTACTGGGTCAGATTGAATGCCCCATTTCGAAAAACTTTTAGGGTTTGATAAATTATCCACTTCATCCAGCATCTTTAATGCTTCACCGACTTCTGGAGCAAGAGTTGGTGCTGGTGCTTCTGGTCGCGGTACTGGTGCTTCTAGCGCAAGTGGGTCAGTGACGCTCTTTCCTGAAAGCTCATCAAGCATGTTTTTGGATGTTGTTTCTGGGCCGGTGATTTTAAGTGCTCCCTTCCCTGAAGTTACGTTAGGCCTAACTCCGCCTTTTATAAAAGGAAATGCCCCTAAAGCGGTCACCGTAATAAACTTCTCTAGCCTTTTTGCCTCTTCCTCGTTTCCGTTTCGTCGCGCCTCATTGGCCTGCTTATTCAGTTCATCTACTTGATTTAAAG